TATGGGAACCATTCTCTACGAACCATAAAAATATAAACCATGGAAACAAATGAATTGACACCCAGGATCCTGAAGATGACGACCAAGACGGGGTTTGTGGAGCTGTTCTGGGAAGCCGTCAACGCGGATCAACAGCAACACACTCATGAGGAGATATATGATATACTGGAAAAGGAATATCAGCAGGTGTTTAAAAGACGCCGGTATACCTCGTTTAAGAGTTTCCGGAGACGGAGAGATCAATAAAAGTTGGAAAATGAGATTTGGAATTTTAGATAATAGCCGTATATTTGTGACATTCGACGCCAACGAATGCACTAAATATTCTTTTAAGCAACAGTCATTTTTATGGCTTTGTGTAAGCTATTGTCTTTATGATATAAGGCTATCACTCCCCGTTGGACTGTTGCAGAAATGTGATAGTGGTTCGTTGGCGCGAATGGGAGGCGGTAGCCTTTCTTTATTTACTAATTTCAAATTTCATTCAACGATGCCAACGAACCTGAAATTTGCAAATGACGCACAAGGTGTGGATAATGCACGTACTTCCCCACGAAAAAGGGAAATCCCGTCTTTAAGTTTAAAGAGACAGTTAAAGCATTTGAAAGCAATGATCCGGACGGAACGAAATAATAAGCTACGGGCTTATAGTTTTATTCTGGATAATTGTATTTTCGATTGCTACAGTCATTATTGTATGACGACACTGCCTGATTCTATCCCCGATGAATTCATTGAAATAATGGATATCATGAGCTTGAAAACAGATCCCACCTTATTAAAAAATGATGCGTTATGGAAGAGTTAATTAAAATTACAGAGTATAACGGTAAGAAAGCCGTTTCCGCGAGAGAATTACATCAATTCCTTGAAATAAGTACTCGGTTTGACATGTGGGCTAAAAGGATGAGAGAATACGGATTTAATGAAGGAACAGACTTTTGCACGATTTTGAGCGAAAGTACAGGTGGCCGTCCTTCCTTAGATTATGCTTTAACTCTTGACACAGCAAAACACTGGGCTATGATGCAACGTAATGAAAGAGGAATGCAGGCGCGACAATATTTCATCGAAGTGGAAAAACGTGTCAATCGTCCTTTATCACATGCTGAATTGCTTTTGCAACAATGTCAGATGTTGGTCGAACAGGAAAAGCGTTTGTCACAGGTAGAAGAAAAAGTGGATCGTCTTATCGAGGTGCATGAGGAAGCTGAGTGTGATCTGCATGAGTTACCAATTTCCGACAAAGAAATCCCGGAAATGTCTCTGCGTGATCAGATCCGGATGTTGGTGAACAAATACTGTAAAGTTTCCAGTTTGGGACAGCATCAGGTTTGGGATAAGGTATACACGACATTATATTACTCCTATCATATTCCGCTCCGTTCATATAAGATGCGGAAAGGGGAAAGCCTTTTGGACGTTGCTGAGCGTGTCGGTTGCCTGGATAAGATCCATGTGATCGTCTCCGGTTTGTTCAAGCGGCTCAATTTTATAGAATTCTAGCTATTAGTTAGCAGGACTCTGATCTGAAATACCGGTAACCTTATTGGTTATCCTGTCAATTCCACAAAAGGAAACGAGAGGATAACCAATATTCCCGTATCAAAAAATCAGGTTTCCGGGGAAATAACCTCGGTTTTTCTCCCGTAAATATATAGTTTACGGGGAAATAAGTACACAAAGAAAAAGGAAAAGAAATAAAAAGAAAAGAGAGTTTCGGATATGGAGTTAAGAGAAATGTTTATTTTTGTCGATAGAGAAAATAATATGATTTATTGAAGATGTCAGAAATTGAAAGTGGATTAAAAGAATATATAGAACATTTTGGTAAAGAGATAGTTAAAAATTTGGATGAACTGAATTTTTATTATAAGCATGAATTCATTTTTTTTCTGCGAGTTCAGGACTATTATCTATGAAAATTTGAATTGTCTTTTATTAGGATTATATCAGGCCAGTATTTGTATGACTAATCATTTGTTGGAACGAATGCTGAAACATGCTTTAATTGATTTTGAAATGAAAGGATGTTACATTGGCAATCCAGCTTTTAATGAAAAATTAAAGGAAGGATATCGTCTATATGATAATAAGTCTCTAAATGATAATATAAGTGCAGCATGTAAGAAAGGTATTATAACAGAGGAAGAAGGAGGAAAACTGAAAGAATTAAAAAATAAATATCGTAATCCATATTCTCATGCATCTGTAAAAAAAATTATTTCTGAAAAACCTGAACTAGTGAAAGGGTGGATTGGTAAATTTCCAGTTCCTGAAGAAGACATTAAGCCATTGAGGAATATCACAGTACCTTCTGAAATATTTTCTGAATATTACCAAGCTGATATAGCTAAAAAAGAAGCATTTCCTTATTTTAAAATTGTATTTGGAACTATGGTTGCAATTGATCAGAGATATCAAAAATATAAAGAATAAAGCCTTGCAGACGCAAGGCTTTATCATTGTCTAAAGTTGTCTGAATTGTGCTATAACAATAGATTCGCTACATTAGCTTACTGGATTTTTACGCTTGTTGGGACGGGTGGTCCCGCCCTTTGGCACAGGCCGTTCCCCGACCGATGAGTTTAAAAGCGTAAAATAATCTGCGATATATTTTGATTCTCCATGATTTATCAAATAACAGTTTTCTTATTTCGATGTTTTATGAATTTAAGATACTTGTAATTACGTGGAAGAATTTCTTCGTTTGACTCCCAGAATTTTTCACTCACATCGGGCTGGATCGGAACAAGGTGCTTGACAGACTTGAGTTTTTGCATCGGAGTCTTGCCGTTCAGTGAGGAATGTGGTCGTTTCTTATTGTAGAACTCCTGCCATTCCATAGCCATCACATTCAAATCAAGTGTCTTGTCCGACAAATCTATAAGATTCCAAAACTCTGTCTTATCGGTCTGCTGAGACCTTTCAACTTTGCCATTCAAATGCGGAGTCCTTGGTTTGATTGGTCTGAATTTGATAAAATGGTCATGCAGTTCATATTGGAAGTCATAATTGAAAAATTCTGTTCCCCAATCAGTTTGTATCCGCTGAACGGGAAAAGGAAAAGTGTTCAGTATCTCTCCTAAAAAATGAATTGTACTTTCCGCTTTTTTATTGGGATATACACGAATGGTTCTCAAACGGGTACAATCATCTATGGCCGTGAACTGGTATGCTCCGTTTCGTACTTTCATTACATCCAGCTGAACCCTTTCCCCGGGAATTTCTTTACTATATCGGATATAGTCTGACTTTTTACGCCGTTTCACAACAGCTCTGACCTGATGCTTTTTCAACACACGCCACACCGTCATGGCTGAGAGCTTTATTCTCTTCCTAAGCAGATAGTTGGCAATCCGTTGCGCTCCCCATCTTCTCGTCTCACGCAGATTAAGGATAATGGTTTCAATTTCAGGTGTTATCTTCATATTGGCAAGTCTTGATGGACGTTTAGACTTGTCGGACAATTCCGACTTGCCTTCTTCTTTCCCGCGATTTATCCAACGGTATAACGTGGAACGGGCAATCCCGCACCGAAGGGCACTTTTTGTCACAGAACCCGTTTCGGCGTATAGCTCAAGCCATTTTTGGCGCATCCGTATTTTTCGTATATCTTCTTTCATGCTACGAAGATACAGATTTTGGATTTGCCTATGAAAAGAAAAAGTGTAGCGTATCTATTGATATTTTACATCTGAATTATAAGGATGCTGTACTTAATTCTACACCCACTTCTTTATCGCCTTTAAAATTTTATTGGTTGTTTTTTCATCGGCAAAAGTAACTTCGGTTTTGTATAGCCTCATTTGATTCGGTAATTCCGGCATAGATCATAAATTAGTAGTAAAAAAACGTACATTTATTTGGTTGTGTACATATTTTTACTACATTTGTAGTGTAATTAAGTTCTTTGATGCTATGAGTTACAAATCAGTGAAAGAAGTTGTAACACTGCTGGTGAAATACGATTTTAAACTGGTGAGGCAGACAGGAAGTCACATGGTTTTTACTAACGGTAAGCGTGTGGTTGTTGTTCCAAATCACCGGGGTGGTATTGAGAAAGGCACTTATTACAGCATCTTAAGACAGGCAGGGCTGAAGTAGTCCTGCCTTTACAAGAAAAGGAGATGAGAAATGAAAACAGTAAATGTAGTTATTGAACATGCGGAGACAAACCTGAGTGCATACGTGGAAGATGTACCTATCATTACTATTGGAGATACGATCGAAGAAATTGAGAAAAATATCAGGGAGGCTATTAATCTTTACCTGGAGACTTGTAAGGATGAGAATATTGATCCCGGAAAAGTATTTGAGGGAGAGTATGAATTAAAATTTCAGCTTGATGCTCCTACCTTCATCAATTACTATAGTAACATATTTACGAAGGCAGCCTTGAGCCGTGTGACAGGCATCAATGAACGTCAGTTGTGGAGATATGCCGCTGGCAAGAATGTTCCCCGGAAAGAACAACTTGAAAAATTCCAGAAAGGGATAAATAAACTGACAAGAGAATTACAATCCATCAGCTTTTTATAGAACTTAGTTACATTTTGAAGAGGGTATGTTCTGAAAAGGGCATACCCTCTTGTTTGGGAGCCATTCAAATTCTTTGATTTTCTTTAAATTTTCCCCGGAACTTGAAAAAATACGACATTGTCGATGCAGAAATACGACATTGTCGAATTGACAGGTGTTGCAAATCCCGTTTTCTTTGCTATATAAATTTATGGCAAATGACATTCTTACGCGAAATATGGGATAAAAAGGCAGCTAAAAGAGAGGTCGAAGTGACCACCAGGAAGGAATATGAGGAAAAGGTTTCTTCTCTCCGGAATGGTATCGATTATGGAGTGACCGTTAATAATGATGTAGCGATGCGTATTACAGCGGTATTTGCAGCGATCCGGTTACGTTCTGAGAATATTGCTTCCCTGCCGAAAAAGATTGCGAAAAATACTCTCCGGGGAGAAG